CCGCCATTTTTATTGGCGATGCGTTTTAATTCCGTGATGACTTTATTTGTTTTCATGCGACGTGGAACATTCCGTGCGAACCGTTTTTCTCTGGACGCCACTCACCAACACCGATGGCAAAACCAGCGGTGTTGAACAATAGAACGATTTGCTCAATGCTCAAAACATTCTTGTTGAACCGGATTGAGAATGTGGTTTTCCATTCCTTGAACTCGCCGCGATAGCGCAAGTCTGCGCTGCCCATTCCGACTCGCACCATATCCTCGCGCATTGTCGGCTTGCCTTCAATTTTCAGAAGTTCCCCGTTAATGTGAAACGCTCCACGTGCCTCGACTTTTGTGATTTCCGAAACGTGCGAGCAGGCATCCACGGCGGCAGACTTGAAGGCCACAGTCGGATGGCCGTAACCGCCGCCCGGAAACGGATAGAGAGAATCTTTGAAATCCTGCTCCGGGTCTTTTGCCGCCTTCGCTTGTTGCGCTTCCTTTTTCTGCTTCCGTAACATGCCCTGTTTTACCTTTTGCGACCACGCATGGCAGATTAACGATGAATCACCAACGAGCGTAATCGTCGCTCGCTCAATTTCCATCGCCGGAATCTGAACTTGTTTGTTTGGTTTTTGTGTTTTCATGTTTCAGTTTCTTCAATTTCAACGCCACTCCCAACGGTGTCGGTCAAGACAGTCAATTGAGGAATTGACCCGTTGGGAGCAGCATTGAGATTACTGGCTGTCTTGACCATGCGGCGAATATAGCATTTCCCCAAAATTCTGTCAACACCTCATTTAGTTGACAATTTCTACAGGGTAGAACTATGGCTCTAAAAATTTTCCGTATTGGTGCGGCTAACGCCAGAATCGCAGAACTGGAAGCCGAAAATCTCGAACTAAAAACCACCATTGAAGCCAATTCTGGCCCAAAGGTGAAGGGCGCGAAGGCTTGTCCAGAATGTAAGGGCGAAGGAATGGTGGAATGTGAAGCCTGCGAAGGCTCTGGTGAGGTAAATGAGGAAGCAAAATCAAATGCTATCGCAAAACAGAGCGAACACGCCAAGCTTTCCACCGATTTAATGACGGCGAAACAGACCATTGGCACATTGGAAACCAAAATCAAAACTCTCGAATCTATGAATACTGAATTGACAGGAAAAGTTGCGGCTGCGGAATCAAAAGTTGACGCGACAGTGGCTGCAAAATTGGCACAGGCTACGGCTGCAATCGGCGCACCGGCGCAACCCGTTGTTCCAACAACCGCCACGGCGACGTCGCAGTTGTCCGGCATGGCGCGTGTCCGCGCTGCCGCAAAAGCTGATTTGGAAAAGGCTGGTTACGTTCCAAAACGATAATTTCAAAACACAACAATCAAATACTGAAAATTTATGCCTGATACATTCTTAACGCTGTTGGACATTACGAAAATGAACGGGACTGATCAAGCGGTCGGTATCGTCGAAGAAGTCCGTTTGTTCGCGCCGGAAGTCAATGTGATTTCTGGTCGCCCCATCAAAGGCACGACCTACAAGGCGTTGGTTCGCTCTGCGTTACCAGGCGGCCCCGCGTTCCGCGAGGTTAATACCGGCACGGCTGTGGTTGCTTCGCGTTGGGATCAGCGCATCAACCAGACATTCTTCCTTGACGCGCAGATGCGCGTTGATGAAGCCGTGCTGGACGCTTCCGAATTTGGCGCGGACTGGGTTTTGGGCAATGAAGCACTTGGTGTTGCCAAACAAAAACTAATCACGCTCGGCAATCAATTTTATTATGGCAATCCTTCACTGACGGATGCTGGTTTTGCCGGATTGGTTTATCTGTATGATTATACCAATATGGAAGTGACCGCCAATGCGGTTGGTGGTTTGGCCTCGACAACTTCAAGCGCATGGTTGGTAGTGAATCAGCCGGATTGTTGCGAGTTTATTTACGGCAACAATCAGGGTTTGATGCTCAAGCAATGGGTTCCGCAGTATATCACCGGAACAAACAGCCAATATCGGGCGTTTCTGAACAACCTTTCGGGTTACGTCGGGTTGAGTTTCAACTACACAAAATCAGTTTGCCGAATCAAAAACCTAGCTCCTCCGGGCACGGCCAGCAATTATTCACTGACTGACGGTTTGGTGGCGCAGGCTTTGGCTCAATTCCCTGTGGGGACTGTGCCGACGCATCTGTTCTGCAACCGCGCACAGCGTTATGCGCTGCAAACTTCGCGCACACCTGTTTATGCTGCCGGTTCTGGCGGAACAACCAATGCAATCACAGCGGCAACGGCTCTGCAATTTCCGTCTTTGCCGGTGGAATCCAACGGGATTCCTCTCTATGTAACGGATAGCATTACGTCAGTCGAAGCTGCGACTGCGGCTGGGACACCTCATTGATTGTTAACAAACCAAACCAAACATAAAAATTTATGGCTACTCAAGTTCAAACCAAAAGACTGGTTCGGGATTATACGTTAAGCACGACACACGCCGCGCCGAATAACACGAATAACACGACCAGCTATCTTGACATCGGTTCTGGCCCGTTCAACCCGGAAGAAATCACCGTGGAAATTGTAGTTCCGGCGATTACGGGTCACACGACCACGAACAACCTGCAAATCCAACTTTACACCTCTGCGACGACTAGCGGCGCGGCTATCACTAATCCGCTCATTGAGTGCGATGTGGTTGGTGTTGGCGGCACGGGCAGCGTGGCGACTACGTTTTATTACAAATTGCCTCCGGGGACTCAACGATATGTTGCTTGGCACATGATAGCGACGAGTGATGATTGCTCGGCTGCAACTGTGACATTCAGTTTGTTGCTGTAATTTTGGTGGTTCATGTTTCACGGGCTGGCTGGAAAAACCGGCCAGTCCGTTTTGCTTAAAAAGATTATGAAGAAACTTATTTGCGGAATTTTTCTAGTAGCAACATCGGTGATGGCGAGCCAATTCCCGCCAGCCTTTGCGCTTAATACCATCAACGCCACGCTGCTTTCTGCGACAACTAATCAGACCGGCTCGGCATTGTATGTTGAGAGTGTGAAGAATCACACATTTGTTATCATCAATTCCACTATCCGGACTAACACGGTAAATATACTTTCGAGTTTGGACTCAACAAACTGGGTTACGGTTACAAACATTACAAGCACGGCTGTTGCGACAAATTCGTTTGTGATTACCGGCCAACGCTGGGGCTATTTTGAGGCAAGCGTGAGTAGTTTGACTGGGACAAATTGTTCCGTTACCGTTCAATACTTGGGAGGCAACTAATGAAAAATCTTTTACTGATTCTGGCTGTTTTTGTTCCGTTTATTTCTTTTGCTGGCGACCATAACGCTACCAGCGACACATATCGGAATGGAGCATATATCAGCATTGATCCAAGCGTTAGGATTTACAATGAGGACAAGACTTGGACGAATAATCCGAGCCTGACATTCGGATATTTAAGCACGGTGACAAGTGATATTCAGGCGCAACTTAATTCCAAGACCAACAGCGTTATCAGTGGAGCGGCATTGAATTTGACCAATACAGCCGATGTTTTTTTTGGAAACGGAACTGGACTAACAAACGTAACGGCTGTTGGCGTCACCGGATATTCATTAAAGACCAATAATCTTGTCGCTGTTGCTTTGGTTGAACAAACCAATGCGCTGGGTTACGTCACTAATACTTATTTAACCTACACAACCAACGCATTTTATTATCTCGGCCAGTGAATGAACCGACTATCACACGAAGTAGTGCGGGGACTGAAAGACCTCGAAGGGAATCGCGGGTTGGGCAACATGGCGGTCACTTGGAACGGGAACTCTTACGTTACAATCCCACATTCATCCGAGAGTTTGCGGCTCATGGCCGAAGGCGGATTCAGTTTAAGCAACCATTCTGCGTTCTGCATTAGAACTTCGCTGTTTGATTCTGCGCTGCCAAAATCACGCCAGACAATCACTGACCAGAACGGTCTTGCGCTAAAAATAGTTTCCGTAAAGGCTTCGTCAGATGGCTCATTTATAGTTTTGACCTGTGAAAATCCAGCCGAAAAGATATAATGCCAGATGGAGTTTCATTCAAAATTGATGACCGGGAGTTTCAACGAACCTTGCGACAATATGTCCTCGTTTCTTCTCGTACAATTCCAGACATTGTAAATACTAAAGCCTTTTTCATTGCGCGTCGTGCGGTTATAGAAACACCCAAAGTCGGTTCTCAAATAATTAGGGAACAATTAAAAGAAACGGTAATAGCGACCCGCCATGTCGGGCCGCAAGCCGGAACAAGCGACGAAATACCGCGTATTATAGCATTAGTCCAAAGGAGGGGCGCATATTTGCGCGGCATCTCCGGAAAAATGAGCAGGGCTTATTATCTGAAATTGCTTTCCAACGCCATAAAAGAAAAAGTAGGAGCAAGAGCCAAGTCATCTGCATTTCTAAAGTCAGGCTGGTTGCCTGCCATTAAGATTCTGGCTTCTTTAGTAAAAAGCACTCGCGGGGCAGCAAGATCGGATTCTTCCGTAAAACAAGTCGGGCGTTCCAAAGGAACAGCAACGCCAGCGCGTGCGGGTTTTCGGGTTCGGGCAATAATTGAAAACGCAGCCAACGCTACACGAGATAAAAAGGATGCTTTGATTAAATATGGTGGCCCGGCCTTGCAAAAGGCTTTTGATTTTGAGCGTCAGTCAATGTTGGATTATATGCAAAAAAAACTTTCTGAAGCTGCCCATTTGGTTGGAATTATAACCCGTTGACAACTGCCACATATTGAATGGAACTCGCTGAAAAAATTGAGTCTGCTGCTGCGACATATCTTGCCTCGATTAACACTTGGCCGGACTCGCTATTGACCGCGCCAGATGCGACCACATATCGAATCTTTGCCGGTGAAGCCGAAACCGAAAAAACAGGGCAATCCATCATTTGTTACTGTAATGGCGATTTCACCGAATACCCGCCTTGTTCCGGGAACTTTTGGGCTGATGTTGTTATCGAACTAAAAACGCCAGTCAGCATTGATGCAACCGGCTTAACAGACCAATTAACGGCTCACCAAGCCGCCGCAACGATACTTGAGCCTCTTATCATGGCGGCTACCCTTCCGGCCTCACTGGAGGCAAATGCAAGCGATTTGACCGTGCAGGGATTGATTGACAGGCAACCAATCCGCGAAAGAACGGCTGAATACTGGCTAACTGGCTTCAA